ACGTCTGCAGCTACAGCAAGCACAGATCATGGATGATAATGATTACGCAGAACTTTCACGCATGACAGGACATGAATATGTAAACAAGATGCGTAAAGGTAATGGTGTAGATATTGCCATGCCAACAGCAAAGAGTGAGTATCAAGATATTATTAATTTAGCATATGCAAAGTATCCTGATGATGAAGATAGGTTGGCTAAAATATTTAGAGAAACAACACTCAATAACTACGGCGCACGGAACATGATAGAGCAGATGGATTTAGACTTGCGTAAGTTTAAAGAAGATAGAGATAAGTATGAGTACGTTGATTACTTTATAAATTTTATAAAAAATAAAAACGCACCGCAGTTAAAATATTTATTTATTGATGAAGCACAGGATCTATCTGCGCAGCAATGGCAAGTGGTTGACATGTTACAAAAAGAATCTGGTGCCATAGAAACATATGTAGCTGGTGATGATGATCAAGCTATCTTTCGTTGGGCAGGTGCAGACATTGAACATTTTATAGCTATGGCTAATAATGATAACAACACGATCATACCTCTTACGCAATCGTATCGTATACCTGTAAGTGTGCACACTATTGCCACAAAATTAGCACAGTCTATATCGCAAAGAATACCAAAAGAATACAGACCAAGAGATGAAGAAGGAGTTAGAAAAGTCTTAAATATCAGACCTTTAAACAAGGGATTGGTAGAAGGTGAGTGGCTTATTTTATGCCGTACACATGAGATTGTGAAGCAAGTTTCTGAATCTTTAGAAGCATATGGTTGGTTGTATAAACGCTACGGATCATCCGTCATTAGTTTTAAATACATCGAAGCTATCAGAGCATGGACAAAGTTACAACGAGGAGAAGAAGTATCAGGTGTTGAGTGTGATGTTTTATATCATCATATGGATAGCACACGTATTAAAAGAAACTACGGATTGTTTAAAGGACAACATGAAGGTTCTTATAATTTAGAAACATTAATAAAAGATTATGGTCTTCGTGAAGAAGTAAAAATATCAAGCACACGAACAGCTAGTGTCAAAGATATAACTTGGTACGACATGTTAAACGGAAAAGGTTTGCGTAAAAGAATACCTTACCTACGTTCTATCATGCGTTCAGGAAATAAATTAGATGCCGTACCACGTATCGAAGTATCAACCATACACGCAAGTAAAGGTGGGGAAAGAGATAATGTTATGTTGATAACAGATCTATCTTATGGTCCTTACAAATCATCAACAGAAACACAACAAGGCAAAGATGATGAAGCCAGAGTTTTTTATGTTGGTGCAACAAGAGCAAAGAAAGAATTACATATTGTTCATCGAACGGAAGGACAATACGAATATGAACCTATATTTTTTTACGAAAGGAACTGTGCATGATATCGCAGGACATTTTAAAAGAAGCTGAAAAACTTATTGCTGGTGACAGGCAAGAAGACTACGGCGATAAACTCACGAACCACGAAAACATTGCTGATTTTTGGAGTGCTTACTTAGATACAAATGTAACACCCCATGATGTAGCCATATGCATGGCGTTAGTTAAAATAGCACGATTAAAACATGCGCATAAAAGAGATAGCTATGTTGATTTAGCTGCTTACGCTGCCATAGCTGGAGAAATAGATGAAAGAACAACCTAATTGGTTTCCTAAAGTACACCGCATGCCCAGTGAATGGGTTATGCCTGATACCTTCCCTGATCTATCTGGTTACGACGAGATAGCTATTGATTTAGAGACACGCGATCCTGGCATTAAAGATACAGGTCCTGGTTACATACGTAAGAATGGTGAAGTAGTCGGTATTGCTGTTGCCGTAGACGGGTGGAAAGGATACTACCCCATTGCTCACGAAACACCGCCCAACATGGATAAAGAATTAGTTACACGCTGGCTTCGTAAGCAGTGTTCGTACGAGTCTGTCAACTATATATTTCATAATGCGTTCTATGATGTTGGTTGGTTAACGACGATGGATATTGACATCAAAGGAAAAATAATAGACACTCTAATTGCAGCACCACTCGTAGATGAGAATAGGTTCAGATTTGATTTAAACTCATTAGCAAAAGATTATCTACAAGAGTCAAAATCGCAAGCCCAACTTTACGAGGCTGCAAAAATGTGGGGCCTTGATCCGAAAGGTGAAATGTGGAAGCTTCCCGCCTCACATGTTGGAGAATACGCTGAACAGGATGCCGCTGTAACGCTACGCTTATGGCATCACTTACGTTTAAAAATACAAGAACAAAACTTAATTAATATATTTGAATTAGAGACGGATTTATTTCCTGTTTTATTTAAGATGAAACAGAAAGGTGTTAGAGTAGATTTAGATAAAGCGGAGACAATTAAAAATGATTTACAAAAGCAAGAGAATAAACTTCTCGGATCCATTAAAAAACTTTCTGGAGTGGACGTCGAAGTCTGGGCTGCCTCCAGTGTGGCAAAGGCGTTTGATAAACTTTCACTGCCATATGATACTACTCCAACAGGGCAACCAAAGTTTGACAAGAACTTTCTGTCGACACATGATTCCCCTCTCGCTAAGATGGTTGTGGAAGCGCGTGAGATTAACAAAGCAAGAACCACGTTTATTGAGAGTATCACCAAGCATTCGTACCGAGGCAGGATACATGCTGAAATACACCAAATGCGATCCGACCAAGGAGGAACAGTAACAGGTAGGTTCAGTTACAGTAATCCGAATTTACAGCAAATACCAGCACGGCACGGGATTCTCGGACCCCTGATCAGAAGTATCTTTATACCTGAGAAGAATTGTGAGTGGGGTATCTTTGATTACTCGCAACAAGAACCACGGCTCGTGGTGCACTATGCTAGCCTACGTCATTTTACAGGTGCAGATAAATTTGTTGATTCATACAATGAAGATCCAACAACGGACTTTCATAAAATGGTATCAAAGATGGCTGACATACCTCGTAAGCAAGCAAAGACAATTAACTTAGGTTTGTTTTATGGTATGGGCAAAGGTAAGCTGATGTCACAGCTTGGTGTTGATCAAGAAACAGCAAGTGAATTATTAGCCGCTTACAATGAGCGTGTTCCTTTTGTTAAGCAACTGATGAATGATACCATGAACAAGGCAGGCAAGAAAGGCTACTTGTTTACCCATGAGGGTAGGCGTTGTCGGTTTGACTTGTGGGAACCTACGAATGAATGGGGTAAGAAAGCACTGCCCTTGGACCAAGCTCAACGAGAATATGGCGAACATATGATCAAACGTGCGTGGACTTACAAAGCTTTAAATAGATTAATACAGGGCTCTGCGGCTGATCAAACAAAGAAAGCTATGCTAGAACTCTCTAAAGAAGGATATTTGGCACATATACAAGTACATGATGAACTTGACTTTTCTGTTGCAAGCGACGCAGATAAAGCTAAGATTAAAGACATTATGGAAAACTGTGTTGAATTAGCCGTCCCAAGTAAAGTCGACGTTGAATGCGGTGACAACTGGGGCGATGCAGGTGATTAAGATCTGGTTATTAATCTCCATGATCTCTATGCCTGGCATGCCATCCGTTAAACACACTGCTGAACTGTGGTTTGATGAACCTAAGTGTGAAGCAAGACGTATTGATATAGAGAATGTTTTATATAATACTGCAGCAGAACAAGGAATCAATCCTGTATATATTGAAACCTGGTGCCTTGAATCAAATATGTTTGTTATTAATAATAGTTGACACTCCCATTAAATTAGATTAAAGAAACAATTAAATGAGAATGGTGCAACATTCTCCGAGTATGGCCGAACAACTGTAACAAGGTAGTAAAGCACACTTAAAGGGAAGTACGGACAAGGGTCTGAGGTAACTGAGGGTGGTACTGAAGTACTAGTTAACATGTACAGATGTTGACTTGTCGGGAAAAGGTTGGGGGTAGTCAAAGAATCCCCCTACTCACTTTTAGAAAGGAAAAAGTATGACTATTGCATCGACTAAAGTTAAAATAAATGATGTGTTAGTAGATTTACCAAATCAAAAAGGAAAAGTATTTCTACAAAAACTCACACAAGAAGGAGAAGGAAAAAGACACTTAGCTAAAGCACTAAAGAAACCATTAAA